ACCGCACAACAGCCTCAAACAGCCCCGCAGACAGCCTATGAGCATGAAAAAGGACAAGTCCTCACGATGGGTGGGCAAAGCCCTCAAAACCTCATGTATGACGGCTACGTCGAAGCAGGACAACAGTTTGCCCAACGCGGCGGGGTCGTCGGTACTCCATGACAGAAAGGTCGTCTGAAACAGTTTCAGACGACCTTTTTTATTATGTTTTATTTAAAGTTAAATATTATGTTTTTTGTTTGGTTTCAATGATATGGTTTTTCGCCGGCGAAATTTTCATTAATATATCTAAAAAGCGACCTTTATTTTTAAGGAATTGGGGTTTAAAGAGTCAAGGGGGAAGGTTTGTAAAGATTGGGCGCGCCTTTTGCCTAATCTTTATGAATACCCCCTTTACTCTTTAAAGCACAAAAGCACGCTTGTGGTAGGTGGGCAGGAAGGGTTTTATTTCCTGCCCGCCTGCCACGTGGCGAACGTCCCCGAAGGGTCGCCGAAGGCAAATATTAAGATTTAAGCAATTTTATTTCTTCCGGCGACGTTAAAAATCCCATTTTCAAGCAAAATTGAGCTCCGCCGGCTGCAATAAAATGCCAAAATGAATCATGCTATACTGAAACCCGGCAAAGGCTTAGCTACCCTATGCCGAAGCCGTCCAGCCTGAAAACGACCAAGCCCAAAGGCTGTCAAAAAGATTAGGCGGACGGCTTTATTGTTTGTGAAATTGAGTAGTATCAAAGAACCGAGATTCTAAATAAGTAAGGGTAATAATCTATGCGAAACGCCGTAGGACTAGATATATCAAAGACAACATTTGACGCAACCGCCATCATTGGCGGTATCGAAAAGTCCGCCAAGTTTGACAACGACAGCAAAGGCTTTGGGCAGTTTAAAGACTGGCTGGACAAAATGAATTATCCTGACGCGCATATCTGCATGGAAGCCACGGGCAACTACTACGAAGGCATTGCTGACTACATAGGCAGCCTGTACAAAGTATCAGTCGTCAACCCGCTGAAAATTAGCAAATACGCCGAAAGCAGATTTGCCCGAACCAAAACAGACAAACAAGACGCCAAACTGATAGCAGAATACTGTCAGACAGCCAAAGCTCAAGACCTCGTTATCCGAAAACCAGTCATAAACGACGGCTACAAACTCAAACGGCTATCCGCTCTCTATGCACAACTGACCGCAGACAGCACCGCCCAAAAAAACAGACTTGAAGCCGCAAAAGACACATTTGTCGTCAAAATCTGCCAAAGCAACATCAAGCATTTGCAGCGACAAATAAAGGCAGTTAAAAAGGAATTGGAGAAACTCACGAAGCAACCCGCATTGAAAGATCAAACCGACAGACTGGCAACCATCCCCGCCATCGGCAGGCTGACCGCCGTCATGTTGCTGAACTACCTTTCAGGAACGGATTTCCCAACATCAAACAAGTTTGCAGCATTCGCCGGGCTGACACCCCAAATCAAAGATTCAGGCACATCGGTAAGGGGCAAACAAAGCCTGACAAGATACGGCAACCGAAGACTGCGCGCCTTGCTCTTCATGCCCGCCATGGTCGCCTATCGGATAAAGGCATTCCCCGACTTCATCGCCCGCCTTGAAGCCAAGAACAAACCCAAAAAGGTCATCCTTTCGGCCATCATGCGCAAACTTGCCGTCATCGCATACCACGTCAACAAGAAAGGCGAAAACTACGACCCGACCCGTTACAAAGCAGCGTGACCGAAACCAAAAAATCACGGCATTTCAGAAAATGAAACGCCATGACATCGTTGTGTGCAAATATCACTCAATTTAAATATTATGAAAATCAATGGTTTGTAAATTAAGTGTAAAGATGATATTGTCAAGTAAAGTAGTATCTTTTTGATTTTCTCAATCCTATTTGCGCCTCGTCTGAAAAAATGCCTGTAAAACGGCTTTGCATTCGTCTTCCAAGATACCGCCTTTGATTGCCGTGTGTTTGTTCAGCAGCGGGTTGGCAAACAGATTGACAACG